TTCCCACCATGCGTTATGCACTGCTTCTGCAATAGTTTCAAGATTGACTTCTGGCGAATACATTTCCAGATAGATTCCTTTACCATTCCAACCTTTACGAGCTACCTTAAGTCCTCTTTTCAGATAACGGATAGCATCTCCAAATCCAAATGTTGACTGACCACCGAGAACACCACAATTTTCTTCATCAGCAATCATCCAATCGTCTCTCTGTGTATGCATGAAAGTATATTCCACCCTCTGCGTTTCACGGATATCAAGGACTTCTCCCTGTCCTTTATCGGAATCTTTTGGTCTGCAATGAATCATAATCGTCTGTTTTTCATCGTCCCAACACCAGTAACCGTTCCAACCTGGAAGTTTTACTTTTGCTCCATGTTTCATTGCTTCAAATGCTTCTTTAAATGTCATCGTTACGTCTCCTTTCTAAAGACCCGCTCGCTCTGCTTTCCATTTCGCTACTCTATCTATCATGATTTTTCTCACCTTTTCTTGAGGCATATCTTTTGGAAATGTGGCAGCTATGAGAATTCTATACTTATCATTTAAAATTCCTCTTTTGATTTCATTTCTAGTAAATGAATAAAATGGTTCTCCCCAATATACGTTCTCCAATGCCTTGTAATCGAACTTTGCTGTGTAGCATATCCCAACATCTCCGATAGACTCACATTGAATTTCGTCAGTATCGTACTCTTCAATTTTGGACCGGTCTTCACTGTATCGAATATTCCTATTGTTTATTGCACATATCAGCTCTGCTTTTTCTCTATTTAATGTAACTGCTTGAATGCAATAATCAGAATATTCTCCAGCCGTAATTACATACACTTTCATTTCATCACACTCCTAAATCGGCAAGGCAGGAATCGAACCTGCGACACACTGGATATTAGCCAGTTGCTCTACCACTGAGCTACATGCCAATAAGCTGAGCGGACTGCGTTGGCGTGTAGTCCACTCACTGTTACGGTTCTTTATGCGGAACACAATATCTATGGTTGAGTAAAAAGATATTGATTTTGAAAGGAGCGAGACGTTCACCTCGCTTTCTTTTTTTTACTAGAGATACCGCAACTAAAACTCTAAATTAAAAACATGACTAGGGCTTCCCCTTATTCATCAAGATACAGTCATATTCTGCCAGTGTGACGATAAGTCTGAGCGTTCGGGTGCGACCCTTGGCTTCTTACCGCGGTCAAAGCACACATGGGATTGATACCCATAAATTTCACGGTTCTTTCAGATCATGTTTTTTCTACTTGCATTCCTTATTCCATATGCTAACGTCAAAAACCTGCTTATTGAAGAACTTGCCATACCGCTACTTTAACGAATTTCTTGTGTTATACTCTGATTTCTCAGATTCAAGGCAAATCAGCTTATTTGAGATTTCCAGCTAGTCTGTGGTCTCTCACACCATCTTCACATCACCGGATTATTCTTGCACTGCAAGCGTCTATTCTACGCTGACCACAAGGATTCTACATTTGACTTCTCTATGATGATACACTGCAAGGCATTGTTGACGATGTTCGTCTCCACCGACAGAATCACTTCTGCTGGAAAGAATCAGTTAATCCAGTATCCCGAATTAACCTATCTCATTACCATCGCATCTCAGCAGGACTGAAAAATCCATCTTCACTGAGTTAATCATGTTTAAACAGACCGAATAGGAATCGAACCTATAATTGCGGTTTTGGAGACCGCTGTTTTTCCAGTTAAACTATCGACCTACGTGGTAATTGGGAATCGAACCCAAACTATCAGAGTCAAAATCTGATGCTCTGCCATTGAGCTATTACCCAATAAAGCTACCGCCCGGATTCGAACCGGGAACCTGTTGATTCGTAATCAACTGCTCTATCCAATTGAGCTATGATAGCATGTGTGCGGGAAGAAAAACCAAACAAACCCGCACAAACGAAAGGGAATTCCATATCGCACGTACCTGCGCAAACGTGCGAATAGCAGATACAGGAGTCGAACCTGTTATTTCTTGCTTAGGAGGCAAGCGTGGTTATCCGTTCCACTCATCTGCAATTGCTGTGTGTAGGATTTGCGCCCACAAGCCCAAGCTCAAGGCTTACTATTGGTTGCAATCCGTTCCAAAGTCAATTGATACACAGCATACCTCGCGCCTTAAAACTACCTCAGACCGCTCAGCAGTCATTCCTTATTACTTCCAGCACGACAATTTGTTGTATCCAGGCTACTGCAATCACTGAATTTGCTCTTATCTCCAACAAATAAGTTTTTACCGGTTTTATACTTGCAGACCTCAACCGGCCGTAATCGGTAGAAATTTCAGCCACGGGAGTCGAACCCGTTATTCTATGGATATGAGCCATATGTGGTTATCCGTTCCACTCGACTGAAGCGCCGTATGAAGGATTCGAACCTCCAAGTCGTTTCCGACCGAATGCATAGCAAACATCTCCAATACCATTATGGGAATACGGCTAAGTGCTTCTCAATATACCGCCATATATCAAGAAGCGTATTTACTCAAAGAAGGGGTCTCCAATGCTACACTTGGAGAATTGGCGGAGTGAGATACGAACTCACGAACCCGAAGGAACTGATTTACAGTCAGCTTGCTTTGTCCACTTGCATATCCACCAATGCCGGAGATGCGTTTTTACTGAACTGTCATCTCCCATAAAACAGGTTCCGTGATTTTTCATGTGTATACCCACTACTGCACTCACGTTCGGCTACAGCCTATAACTGTCAATATCTCCGCAAAGATACTGGGTTGATTTCCACCTCGCTAGAAATGCCATGCGAAAACTAGCCAAGCATACTCTAAAAGTCAGGCTATCAGCTGTTGCCTATAACTTCACCCTCTGCTCTTCTCTGCTGATTATTATGCCGCCATGGCTTTTTTACGCGAACCACTCGCGAGACTCGTCAATCCAGAAAGCAATTTGCGCTGATGCCAAAGAATGGAATCGAACCATTTCCTGTCAGCCTTGTTGTCGCGCGCTTCTGACCGCTCTTTCCAATGAGCTACATTGACTTAATCGCCATCTGACGGTTAGCAACAATATTTATCGTGCCGTGCGTTGCACTAGGTTTTATAGTCTTTGCTGACTAATCGTATTCGCTAATAACGGCAAACAACATAAGTCCAATTACCGCCCATACGCAAATAACAACCGGCGAGCATAGAATGCTAAATATCGTCTCGGCAATTACTTGCGTTGTTAGAATTCCGGCATCACATAATGCACATGCATTGATAACTGCTCTGTAAATCATTTTATAAATACCATTGTACAAACCAGATACGCAGGAACTAATCAAGCATACCCAAGCAACCGTGTTTCTAAACGTTTTCATCTCTTATCACCTTTCCACATTTCCTGCATTTCCATTTATGAACTGTTCTCCAAGAACCATCATCTTGACGGACCAGGTCTGTTCTGTAATGAACCACTTTTCTATGGTCACAGAACAGTTGTTTTATTTTCTTAACCATTTCTTCCTCCGCATTTGCATTCCGTGAAGTTTGCGCCAGTTATTTGAACCAATCGTGTAACATGGCAAAGTGTTTACATTAAATGTTCCAAACGTTCCATAGAAAACCGTAGATGCGTCCAATAAGTTGTCTATGTTTCTCATTTTCTGTTTTAGCATTGAAGTTGGTATTGTTGCCAATTCTTCGACCAGATCATCACAGATTAAATCCGAATCCGATTGGATACAAAGATTTCCAGAAGGAGGGAAGCCACCATATGCATATCTTCTCTTATCTTTCTCATTCATCGCAAATTCTCCTAAAGTGCATTCACGCTCTCAAAAGCTTTTATCATCTTCGGAAACTGAATTGCGAACCAGTCAACAAGCGTTTCATCGTGTCCAAATTGTCTGTAGTGTTCATAATTCGCTTGCAGTCCACTTTCAGCAAGAAAAGCATGTATAATTTCATGCCGTAGCTGCTTTCGCATCAATTCATCAAAATCTCCAACTTCATTCACGTTATCGTTTCTGATTCTGATTTCTCTTGATGTATAATCACAATAACCATCAATGTCTTTATCTGCAAATGGTTCTCTAATCACTTTGTACTCAGTTCCTAGGATATTTACTGTAACCATTTCTCCTCCTATAATTCATATATTATGTTTTCAATGGAATGCTTGAGAGACTTCATGCAATCCTTGCAAAGCCTTAAGCGCCTATGCGAAATTCCCATCTCAGAACTTACATAGTAATATTCACTACCACAATTTTCACAACAGGAAGCTTTATCCCATTCAATTGTTTTTGGCTCTGTTTTTGGTTGGCTTATCTTTTTCTTCATAGCATCTAACCTCGCAACAATCTAATCAATTCGTCAATCTCAGTAAACAGGAAATAATTACAGTGGATTCTTTGCTCTATAAAGCTATTTACAGCTTCACTGCATTTCCCATTGGTCAAATCCAAGACGCAGTTCGCAAAAAACTCATCATCTGAATAAATGCCAACCGGATTTATAAAGAGGATTTCGTAGACATCATTAACAACCAACCGATTCCCTTTAAAACTTCCAGTCATATTAATGCCGGGATTCCGTAAATGATGTTTTATGTAACCTTGATGCCACACTGGAGTTTCCGTCAAACAAATAATTGTATTCATATGATTCACTCCTACAGGTATTCAAAAATCAATTAAATCACCCTCCAAAAAGAATCTATATTTTCAAGCTGAAACATTGCTTGTACTGAATCATTTTTGTAAAACAATATAATTCCATGTTCCGTATCAACTATACATCTACTTGCTTCTACGTAATAAACACAATCGTTTGTTATTTGAACGACATAGGTTGGAATAATTGGTTTGATTCCTGTATACATTGCGATGCTCCTTTTTGTTTTTGGCGGATATTTCTGGGGGTAAGGTTACGCCCCAGGGACGTTTCACACAGACCCCCCCTCCGGGGTTCACTGGCTATCGAACATATGTATCTATACGTAAAACAAATGTTTGACACATATACACGATACTATATCTAGTATTTTATGCTCAGCTCATACAATATATTGATTTACGCTAAATTTATTCTTGCATTGTCTGACATTTTATTGAATTGTTTAAAAATCAAATACATCCGCTTCATCATCTTGTGTTCCAGTGCTTGGTAGTTCATTTGCTCCGATGTCTTGCGCTATCTGTTCAACCGTCTTTCTTGCTCCTGTGATCTGCTCTTGCTCTACTGCTTTCGTTTCTGCCATGCCGTAAGCAGCTTTGGCAATGAATATCTTATTTGCATCCGTTCCCTTGCTATTCCCCAGATTATTCACTAAAAAGCCTTTGCAAATGTTCATCCATTTTTTGACCGTGCAAGAGTGTTCAGCGGTCCGATAACTGCCATTGCTCCAAGTAGTAAAGGTATTTCTATCAATATTCACTAGGAAACTAAATGCTTCTAGTGTAGGATTAACACCATACTTACTGCATAATCTTACATACACATTGAATATATAATCTAATGCTTTTATATCTGCATTATCTGGCTTTTCTATATGGTCGCAAATATAAAACAACATATCAACAAAGTTATCTTTTACTATCTGTTTACTGTCTGTATCTACATGATCTATTTCTAATTCATTGCGTATATACTCATCAGCATAGTAATTAATATTATGCTTATATACTTCTATGCCATCTGTTGTTGTTATTGCGTTATCTTTCATCCTGATCACCTCCAGCCAATTGATAAAACAAAAAAAGACCGCGCCCGTTGCAGTTTCGCAATTCTGCTTTACGGGTCACGGTCACTAAGGACTACCAAGAAAGTATATATTAAAGGTTGGCTATATACTGCCTATTTACTTGTCTAATTAATATTCTAGTGTAATTTATTGTGATTGTCAATAATCATTTGCACATCTTTTTTGTGCACATTCTTGTGCATTCCGTCAGGAAAATGCACGTATATATTATATATATTCTTTTTCTTATTCTCTTTCTTATTCTATTGCGTTACGTAACGTTATTGTAACGTTACACTGATTTTACTTGAATTCAGGCACAGAAAAAGACAGCCGTTTGACTGCCTTAATTCTAATTTTTTTTAGCTCTGGAATTTATGCCACATTTGCATAATCGCAAATAAAAATCTTACTTGCTACGGTTTGCACGTGTTCAATGATTTCCTCCAATCGCTCAGCTACTGAAGCAGTATAGAATACCTCTCCGCACTTTTCACACTTATAGCACGGCACATTTTCGATAATAACATAGCACGCCCCTAGATCGGCAAAATACGCGCTTTTATCTTTCTTCATTTCGCTTTCTTTGCAGCTAACACATTTCATGATCAACGCCCCTTTCTAGTCTTCAAATCACTTTCGAATTTGTCTAAGTTTGGAAAATAAGCCGTAATAATCCGGCTTGCTGTTCCTTCGTCACTTGCCACCACATGAAGTATTTTCCCATTTACGCATGCACCAAATATCAAACAGCTAGGGAACGGGAAATCATCCGGATACTGTTCTATTATTTCTCCTGACATTATACATGATTCAATATCTTTTATTTTTATTCCTCTTTGTCGAATTCGTTCGAGTGCATGATTCGAAAATAATAGCATATCATTTTTGCAATATTCTTGAATATTTTTAATATCTATCACGTTATTATATCTTGTCTCCTCTCTGGAAATCTGCTATAATTAATTTACTTGAGAGCGGTGGCAAGTTCCGCCCTCTCTTGTGTGTCTGAGCTGTTGTTATACTGCTCTTTTTTAATCTTCCAGAGTGCTCTGGAGGTTTTCCAGTATCTTCTGGATCCTTGCGTTTTTCTTTTCGGTGTCTTCCTCTTCCTTGGCTTCTTTCAGGTCGTCAATTAGAAATCTTATGAACCCGTTGAATTGTTTATCTGTCATTCCCATTTGTTCCATGTTTTCTCCTTTCTCCAGCTTGCCACTGGTAACTTGTAAGCTTGTTCCTTACAAGTATTATTATATATTTATTTGTGCCTAATGTCAATAGATTTTCTTTATTTATTTGTGCTTAATTTTCTTTAGCTCTCTTGCGTTCTATTTTATCCAATTCTTTTACAACTACTTCTTTTATAAATGCGTTGCAGCTTTTTCCAGTAAGCTCTCTTATTCTTTCTTTTGTTCCTAGCGGAAACTGGCAATTGACGCGATCAACTGTTTTCATATATTCCGCAACTGCTTTTCTACGTTGCTCTTTCTGTTTCTCTGTATATTCTGGCATCTTTCTAGCTCCCTTCCTATTTTCTTTCATTATAGTATATTAACGCCTTATTTTCAATGGTTATTTGTGCTTAATAAATAGTAAACAAAAACAGTAATATATTTGTGCCTAATGTTTGTATAATATGTCTATTGTATTTGTGCCTAATATGATGTACTATATAACCATAGAAACGAGATAACAAATCACTCACAGGAGGATATAGAAATGAAAGAAGCGGAAAGAAAGTTATATGAAAAAGGTTACTACTTATCAAACCAGTTTGACGGATTCGGAACAGTTTCAGGCGAATACGAACTAGCAGACAGAAACGGAAATACAGTAATTGACCACTTGACAGAAGCCCAGGTCATCGCACTGGTAGAAATGTTATAAGGAGGAAACGAACATGAAGAAAATAATATTAATAATCTTATTTGTGGCAGAGCTTAGCAGCTGGGCTACTCGCTCATACATGATTCGCACAGCTAAGCCGGACACATCTTGCAGAATCACATGGCAAGGCGAGACACACGAATATAAATAGTCGAAACGCTCCAAGCGTGGAGCGTCCACCGCGGGACGGTCTCCCGGTGCTGATGATGACAGACCAGAAAGGGAAATATATGAAAGATTATACAAAATTTATGAGTTATGCGCTTTTCACGATGATTGATAGAAAAACACAGGATGACAATACAAGCAAAATCAATGTAGAAACGTTATTTTCTAATCCTTGCCAGGCAGACAACTACAACGCGCCAAACAAGGAAATAAAACGCTATTTACTTCGCTTGGAAGACCTGGAAGAGTTCGAATGTTTTTACAACTTCGTTCAAGACATCAATGAAAAATACGGAGAAAAAGCAATTTTTCACTTGAAAGACGGGCACTTTTGCACAGATCAGGAAAATAAATTTAGGGAAATGCTTGGAATTTGGACTGACACAATAATTAAATAGTCGAAACGCCTCCGGGCGTCTGTAGGAACTGCCCCACCTGCACCGATGAGACAGGGCGCGAAAGGAGAAAAGAACCATGACAAATAGGGAGTTATCACAGGCAATCAGAAAAGACCTGAAAGAACATGGAATCACAAGTAAAGATGTATCTGTAAGGGTTCGCGATGCGCTATATGATACATCTGTCAATATTACTATCAAGAATCCTCTTGTCAGAGAAACAGACGTTGAAAGCATCACAAGAAAATATAGCAAAGTTGACTATGACCAGAGATCAATGGAAATCCTAGCAGGTTGCAACGTGTACGTTCATTGCGAATATGCTTATGGGATTTTTGACAATGTATCAGCTCCGCTTATCCCAATAGCTGAAAAGGTATTTAATAACGAAAAATACAACGGCCGGAAAATTGCGGAAAATGAAGAAGTAGAAATACACATGATAAAAATGAATGAAGTGGAAAGCCGTTTATATGAATTCAAGAAAAGCGACAAACACCACAGCGCAATCAATGGCTATATCATTCGTAGCCCGAAAAGCCTTGCTATTGCAATGTGGCGCTTCAAAAATTTACATACAATCTACGCATAATCACCGCTGACAGCGTACCGGGGAGCATTGCCCCGGAGCGGTTTTATAAAAATTAAAGAAAGGGGATTTTAAGATGATTAATATTGATATATGGCACAAGAACAACCCAGAAGAAATAACCGGAATAGATTGGAGTTTTAGCGATTTAGATTGCGTATACCGTGGCAACCTTTACAAGGGCGGGAAAATGATTGGAGATTATACAGCCGACACGATGCAGGAAGTACAAGAAGCATTTCCGCAGTTATCGGAAGCAATAGACAAGACCTTAAATTAGAAAGGGCGGTGAACAACATGAAAGAAATTATATTGACAGATCAGGAAGCGCGACAGGTAGACACTTTTCTAGAATTTACCTCCAGCCGCATTACTGAAGAGTTGAAGTTATGGGAAAGTCTGAAAGTATACACGGAAAACGCTGAAAAGAATGTTGAATTCTGGAAGAGTACAGCGCAGGCAGTAAATAGATTGCGAGTACAGTTGTTATAAAAATATTAGCCGGATAACTTCCGGCTTTTAGTGCTTCCATAATAAGCTATTTACAGACAGAAATATTAGTGCTATGATACAAGCGTATATATTCGATTTTAAGACGTTTTTACGCGTACTCAATAGAATTATGCCTTGCGCTATTACAAGCCGATACAGGCAGAAATAGACGCGTATAGAGCTATTCTATACATCATACACCAGAACAGAATTGTCAGAAAAAGGACGCTAGAATGAACAATTTTCCCAGCGTCCAGATTTTTGACCTTTTTTATTTTGGGGTGACATCTTTTTTTGACGAAAAATTTCGGCTCAAAAATTTGTCCTAAAAACGCGCCCTAAAAACGCGCCGATTCTAGATTTTTTTTTCAGAAAATTTTTTACGCAACAGCTCCATATTTCCGAAATGCTTGAATGACCTGTGCTGGATCCGTAGCTGCGTAATGCGTATTAAGTGTCTTTGTGTTCCCGTTCTTATGTCCAAGATAAAATGCAACCAAGTCACGCGGACAACCACGGCGGACCATATTCGTTGCCGTAGTTTTACGGAATAGATGCGGATAGATGCGCCTGTCAAGGATTGACTTCTCTCCGATTGTACGAATCACATATTCCAGTCCACTCTTAGCAAGCCTGTTATGTTCCCCTTTTGTTGCCACGAATAATGCTTGATTATTGTCTTTTCTACTATCCAAATACTTTTTCAAATGATACTTTGCTACATCGTCCAAACACACAGTTCTGTATGCGCGTGTTTTCTGCCCGTAAATGAGGATTTCTCCCTTTTGCCAGTCAATGTCCTGTCTATTGATTGGAACGCACTCAGAAACACGAATAGCAGTGCTACGAAAGAATTCTAATACAGCTCTATCTCTCAAATGCTCACGGTATTCCTTGAAATTAGTTACTCCATTTACCTCGGTCCGGCATGCATCACGCAATGCTTCCATTTCCCAATCGGCAAGAAATTCAATTGGCTTTTCAATTTCAGCAAATGGTTCTACTCCGTCTACTGGATTTTCATTTATCATCTTCTGCTTTCGCATCCAGGTGAAGAATGCTGACAGGTTACGTCTTTCGTTATTCACGGTTGATGCAATGTTTCCAGCTCCACGAAAACCGGTTGCATGATACCACTGTAAATACAGCTCCACATCCATATCATTTATATCCAGCAAAGATTTATTCGTGAACTGAATAAAATGCTTGATAGTCTCCAAATAGTATTTTGCTGTCTGCCTGCTCAGCTTCGGGACTTTCTTTGTCATATAAACATTTAATATATAATCATTCGTATTCTCGCTTGTTGCCGGCAACGTCTCTGCCTCCACAACATCAACATGAGCCATTGCGCTTACAATCGCTTGATTCAGAATATCCATAGTGACTGCATTCAGATATGGTCTCATAGCTGCTAATACACTATCTCTTACGATTTCTTTCTGTGTCTGCATAATTTATCCTCCTAGCAATTGCCTAAGAAGATGAACTATGCTATACTCTTCTTAGGTGAATGGGTACCGGAGATCTCGCCAAAGATTCTTGTCCGGTACCTGTTTTTATTTTGTTATCAAAGCTCACTCACCCATTGTTTTATATTTTCTTTTCTACATCAAAATTGCGCTTTCGCAAATATTCTTCCACGCTAACACTCTGATACGCTTTGCGCTTGAATTTCTCATATGCGTGTTGGTTAGGTGGATTTTCTGCCATTTCCGCATGATGGTCTTCCATTCCATTGCGCTGCTCTTTACTGAGATTCAAGTTATTCAGTCCTTTCTTTGTACTTTTCAAGCTCATGTAGATGTATACTGCTTAATGCCTCATGCAATTCACTATCCATACATGACGTACTATCATCAGAAATGAGCCCATCTACCTTATCCAAATACACACTAGCTTTTTCGAGGTCCTCATATCCATTTTTATGCTCATGCCTCCAAAGGTATTTGATTGCATTTCCAAGGCAAAATCCAATAAAACGTTCTTTCCCAAGTGCTATTCTCAAAACATCGAAGCATTCAAGGCTTGTCTGTTTGTAGTGTTCCGGTCGGATACTGCTCATTTTATACATCTCCTTTCGCTCTATGATTGGCTCTTTCCACGTCAAATCCCTCTGGATATCGTGCTTTAAGCTTATCCACGTTCATCTGCATGATTTCATCCACATCCCATCCAAATGATTCACACATCATAGCTACATACCAAAGCACATCTCCCATTTCTTTCTTTGCGTGTTCCATATCCAGCTCTTTTTCGTGGAACACCCATTTCTTTATCATGTCATTGAACTCGCCGACCTCACCGGACAGTCCCAGGCAAGCATTGAAAATACCGCCTAAATCTAAGTGCTGTTCGTCTTCAAACACAAGATTCTGTGATAATAAGTATTTCATATCACATGTCAACATGCTTTCAAGTAGTCTCTTTGTTGCCTCTCTATCATTTGTTCTCATTGCTAATTTCTGATATTCATTTGCATTCACAGCTCTATTCCTCCGTATTTCTTTTTCTTTTCATTCTTGATAAATAATCTAAAAACTCATAACAAGCTGGCGTTCTAAACCGTCTGTTCGCTTCTTCCGTTGGTGGCTTTTCTGCCATTTGATCTCGCCCGGATATTGCATCGAGGCGCTGGCATTTACTGTCGCTCATCGTCCTCAACTCCTTCGTCGTTTTGTCTGCATGGTTCAGGCAACGGCATCCAGGCAACAATTACTTTTGCCGTGTGTTCATAGATTCCTTGAAAGATTCCATTTCCCCAATATCTCATCTCTGTTACTGTTCCGCTGTAAAAGCATACAATTACATCCGTGTTATCCTCCGGCAACCGCTTACTGCATAGAATCCACTGACCAAGCCTGTCCTTTTCCTCGGCATCTTCATATCTTGCCAGCTTCTCCATAGCTTCTGACAACTTATTCTTGTCCTTGATCACTGCTTTTCCAGCATGATATTCTGTATATCGCATTTATTCGACCTCCTCTTCCGCCGGGAATTGAAAAATTTCTGATTGTGGCTCAAAAAATATACTATCGTAATATTCTCTGCACATCTTCATAGCTTTAATTGCTTTTTCTTCGGTAGAATATTCAGCTAAAATATAAACTCTATCTCCTTTGCCGAGGTCATTTCCTGGAAATGTTCCAACGATTGTTGCCATATTTCCTGAATATGGTGAAATTGCAATCAATTCATAAGGCACATCCAGTAATCCGTTCTGACTAATGATTCTCATGTTCTTCCTCCTCTGATTTGATTTCTAATACAACACATCCTGTTTCCTTATCCTTTGTGCATCTTATCAACTCAGCTGATGCAATAATATCAGGGAGCGCTTCATCTGGTTTAAATTCTGCAACCTCTCCTTCACAGATAACCTTGTATGTCCGAGTTGGATTCATTACATTTAGAAAATTCTTTAATTTCATTCCTCTTCCTCCTTCACATAATCCGGACAATTCTCTACAAATTCATAGCTGTCCAAAAACTCACATTGAACCGGGCAACCATCAAAGTCCGGGCATTCCAAGCAACACATATGATTGTCTGGATTTTCTACACATTTAATCCTGCACCCCATCGAATTCACCCCTCTTAAAGTTTATTTCACCCTTTTGAATCAAGTTCCATGCATTGTCTTTTAATTCATTCTGCAATATGAACAACTTTCCGCAATTCAAGTAAGAACATGGAATAAAATAAATATTGCTTGGAATCTCATTCAAATTAATAGATTCCAAATCTTTTGTCCGGATTAATACGATTGTAGAGGTATCTTTCCGGTATTGCCCAAAAGTCTCTATTACTTTCTTCAAGCTTTCTTTATCACAGAACATTCCGTTCACTATGCCACCTTCTTTTCCAGGAATTGCGCTGCATCTTCAAATCCACCAGCTCTCAGCTCCTCAAGAACCTTGTCCAGCTTTACAGTTCTGTACTTTGCATCGGTATCATCATAACTACCTTGACAATTTCTCACACGGCTTACATCGATTCCCATGTCAAATTGTTCATTCAGCTCATTTGCGTAGTCCTCAAGCGTCACATAATGACTTCCAAGGTAATCGAGGTCCAGCGCACTTTTGGTCATATTCTGAAATTCATTTCTGAACTTAAGAAGCCTTTGCTTTCCGAATCCGAAATGCTCTCGCAACACCATTCCAGCAACTGTAGTCATTGTGGCGTATAGGTTCGTTGATAATTCGTCCCACCAACCATCAATCTGACCTTTGCTGTATACCAGTGGTGCTTGCATGAAACCACGCATCTTGATTTCTTTATCCAGTCCCTCAAGACCGTCTTTTGCTACAACTTCTCTGGCGTGAAGGATACCTTGCATACGCCATTGAAATTCTTTGTTGATTTTTCCCATTTACTGCTCCTCTTTCCATTTCTTTTCACTAAATTCATCCGGTTCCATATATGTATTTCCATCACACTCAACAACTCCACGTCCGTATTTGTAAGCACATGGCCTACAGAGCGGTCGAAATGCAACAAGCCCGTTATCTTTTCCTTTGGTGATACGGAATGTTGCTGTGTATGGCATAATCTTGATTCCTGGAACATGAGATTTCATATCCCGTCCACAACACCAGCATTTATACTCACGTCCATTTAATTCATGGATTTCTTTACTGTAATCTTTTAAAATCCCACCATACCGAAAAGGCTTATCTGTCAGTGTATTCTTTCCTTTCATGTGATTTCTCCTTTTCTTCATCAATCCTCATAATTCATTACAATTGTAATTACTTTTACAAGCACTTTCTGAATCTGGTCGTAAATGTGGTGGTCATCGCTGCCGAAGTGAGCATACAGCCTTGCATCTTCTTTTCCTCTGTCATAACAATCTTCCATGAACTCAAAGCAGTAAATATCATCTTTCTCAATGATTTCTCCGTTTTCTCTCCATTCATAAAGAATACGTCCTTCTACCATTTCATTTACGATATCGTCAGAACGCTTTCCACCGTTTAGATGTTTGATGCAGCAATCAATATATCCTAACTTGTCACAATATCTACATTCTTTTGCTGTTTCCTCTGTGTAACCTCGGAAAGACTCTTTTATCTGTTCCTCAAAATCTTCCGGAAGGTCGAAAATATCTACTTCAATGCCTCTCGGCAATTTAACCATATAACTTCTCATAATTCGTTCCTTTCTCTCAATTGCTTCATCGCCAGTTTAAATGCCAGCATGTACAAATCTAAGATGCCTGTATTTACTCTTCCAAAATCTCTTACACACTCATTTGCTTCATAAATATATTCTGACAGTTCGTTATATCCTCTGCTTTGAATTCCGCACTCTTCTGAAAAGTCTGTCAGGACATTACTAACCCAAAGCTCAATGTCAACACCACCATCTTGCATTTCTTCCAGAAATCCCGCTTCTTCTAGATATTCCATGATGTCTTTTATCGCCTGTTCTTCATCGTAATAGTACATTGCTCTATTCATGCAGTCGATTTTCTCTGAAAAATATCCCGTATTGTCTGTAAAATGTTCCTCGAACAGTTCAAACACCATGTTTTTGTAATTGGAAGCAATCAGCTCCCCTAGATCTCCGGATATATGTAATCTGTAATGGTCTTCCTCAAAAAGAAATCTGATGCGGTATTCATTACTATCTGGTCTTTTAAAATCCAGAATCTTGATGTTTTCATAATCTGTGAATGTTGCTACATGGTTCTGAAAATTTTTCTTTTCTTTCTCCAAATTAATCATAATTCGTCCCTTTCTCTCTATCTAATTTCCGATATAAACCTGTCTGCCAGTTCTCCGTTCATATATTTGTTCGTTAATCGAACTCTTACTGAATCACCCTCTTGACTGTCTGCAAAACTTGGTACATTCATTGCTCCACTAGCAAAACTATCTTCCTCATAAGTCAGTCCATCATATTCAACCGATATTTCCCACTGCCAGCGAGGACAAGTAGCAAACCATTTCCGCATATCTATGTAAGTGATGGTTGCGTCCACATCTTCGTGAGTATATGTGATTTCTTCTTGTGGACCACAGTTCTTGTCTGAAACATCTTTGGAGCAACCAACTAAGGAAATGCAAATTAGAATTAAGCATAATATTTTCTTCATATTTCTCCTATTTCATAAACAATATCCAACGTGTCTTACCTCTCTGATCTCCGAGAAGTGGTTCCTTTCCAAACTCTTTCAACACGTCATTCAGTTTTATTTGTTCCTCGTTCCACTTAAAAACCAATATTCCGTCCGGCTCTAACACTCTCATGCATTCCAGAAATCCTGCTTTGAGGTACGGTTTCCAATCTTTCGGTAGAACCCCATATTTCTTAGCAAGCCATGATTCACTGCCGGCTTGTTTTAAATGGGGTGGGTCAAACACCACAATCTTAAATGTATTGTCCGGAAATGGCATCTCCCGGAAGTCCATTTTTATATCTGGTTTAACTAGAGGTGCTCGCCCATCACTCAATGTTGTTTCAAGCTCTCTATTGTCTGCAAATAGGACATCTTGATTCTCTCTATCAAACCAAAACATACGACTTCCACAACATGCATCAAGTATTTTCTTCATTTCGTTCCTTTCTCGACAACCGACTACCGAGTGATAACCGGCTGTCTGCTTTGTAGCTGCTATTTTTAGCTGCTACTCTATTTCTCTTTGTACTTCTCCAAAATCTTCATCATTGCTTCCATGTGTTCAGCTACTTTCAGCAAATCTTCATCACTGATTGAGCTGATCTGGTCAAGTCTTTTCAGTTCATTCAGCTCATATATTCCGTCAGATAAACACTTGAACGATCTAGCTAAATAATTTTCGTTTCCGGCATCACCATCACACTCATAAAAAATTTCCTTTTTATCATGTTCTCCAAACTTATCCGTAAAGAATTTTGTCCGCTTCGGAGTAATTCTTGTAATTTTTGCCGGAATAATTAACTGATGCCGGAATGATGAACCCCATCCGTAGCTCACTTCTCTTGCAACACCAACAACATCCCCGACTTTCAATGCGTCTTTGTCTATCTCTTTTAATTCAATTTTCATACTTTTCACCTATCCTGTATAATCTTCAAACCGTTCACATGCCATAAATGCAAATCTTGAATTTACCCATCTCTGCATTCTTTTCAGCGGATCACGCTTCTTCAATTTGTATTTGTCATAGATCATCACGTACGGGGCATATCCCAAATCTCTAAGTGTGTATATCCGATCAAGGTCTTGTTCCAATGTTGTGTCAAATCCACATAAGACATACACTGTCATTTTCCGTCTATCCCATCCGGTAGTCTCTTTAAATGCTTTGAATTTCGGTACAATAATGTCTCTGTCCTGATATCTATCCCACGCAAAATGTATCTGCTTAATCTTCATCCGCTTGATATATTCCGCTTTTTCTTCGGTCATGATTCTGATGTCGCAACCTTGCGAAAAATCTACCCAAGCCTTGCTATCAATAAGCTGTTGGCTCAGATTTTTCCAGTCCTTGCAAGCGAACATATTTGGATCCAGTAGAACAATATTCTTCTGCCCATTCCAGAATTCCGATAGGTCAGCCACCTTTCGGCTTCTATGTCCCTCTTTTTCTTTCACGATGCAGAAATCGCAACCTCTTGGACATCCCCTTGTCAAGAATCCATAAGCTGTGTTATTGCAAAGTTCAGGATATAGACTGTAATCTGGATAGATATGTTCGATTTCATCTGGTAGTGACTTGCCACCAGATGGATATTCATACCCTGTACCGCCATTGATTATTTCTCCAGCACATACCGGATGCGGATAATCCGGTGTGAACGTAAACACTTTGCTCATATATACCCTGTCTGGTGGATTCAGCCATGCTGTAAGTGGGTCATACCATTCAACAGAATCTCCGTTCTGCTTATGCCATGCCGACAACTTCATCAACGGAAGATTTGGAAAATTATGCCCATCTACATCAATTAGTGCTGTGTTCATGACTGCTCCTTTACCACACATCTACTCTCCATCACTACAAAGAAATTACCGTCATGATTTTTACAGTATTCTTTTAGCGCCCTTACCTGCGCATATTCCCAGTCTTCGCTATATGGAACACTCTCTTCATACACACATCTCTTGATGTCGCCAGTATCTTCAATAATTCTGATAACATTGACAAACTCAACCTCAACTTCTTTCTTCTCATGGTCTTTCTTCCACTGTTTAAGAACTTCAAGTACTTTTTCTGGATTCTTTGAACGAAATTCGTCACATCCGCAACGTGAGTCACATCTAAGCCTGTCGATTGCACAGTCTTTACACGTGATACTTCTACACATTTCAGCTTGAATTTTAATTGCTTCTTCTGCTGTCAGTAGTTCGTCTAATAGTTCACACTCCGACTCAAACCCAATTCTCCAAACATTTCCATAACCACAATCTACGTTAAAACCGTCTCTGTTATAACAAAGACCATCTGTAGAAGGCTCATTCGTTACTGTACCAATTTTTCCTTCTGCGCCATAACAACCAGCAGTTGCTCTGACAATTTTAATTTTATCTCCAACTTTATACTTCATCACTGTCTCCTTTCATTAATCTTTCAATATACAAATCCATGCTGTGTATAAGTTTTATACAATTTCCGTGAGATGCATGGTTCCTCCACGAATTATATTTTTCATAGAATTTTTCTTCCGTAAGTTTCCCGGTTTTCACATCTTTAACTAATCTTCGGAACTTCTTTTTGTTCTTCCGTTTGTTCTCACCTGTCAACTTCCGAATATATTTTCCATCAGCCGTCATATAGTGATGAAATCCAAGAAAACGAATTCCTTTTCTGAATGGCACGATTTGCGTTTTACCATTCATTTCAAGTCCAAGACTTTTTAACAGCTCCCAGATACACTCCAAGCACCATTTCAAATATTCCTTGTCCTGATGAATCAAGTAAAAATCGTCCGCGTATCGACCATATTCAGTAATTCCAAGCTCACCAGTTATCATACAATCGACTGGGTGAACCATAAGGAGCGCATACACCTGTCCAGCCTGATTACCAAGTGGCAAACCTGGATTTTCTCTGCTATCAATTAATGTATGATTAATCCATGCTGTGTACGGCTCAGGGAAGAAATAATCTACAATGTCTTTCAATATTTCATGGTCGATTTCGTAAAAGAAATGTCTAATATCACATTTCAATATCCAGCCATTTGTACCATGTCTACTGTAGAATGATTCCATGTGACTCTTTAATCCGTCTAATGCATATAATGTCCCTTTTCCAACCTGTCCGGCGGAATTGTATTTGATAAATACATTTTTTAATTTCGGATGCAGAATATTGTCACAGAGTGTATGTTGCACTACTTTATCCTTAAAGGTACATGATTCAATTAATCTACGTTTGGGCTCGCATATTTCAAACTCGTTATACGGATCGACTGTATACGCCTGTCCTTCTAATTGCTTTTTCAATGTATTAATACCATCTAAAGCTATATTAGAAAATCTTGCAGTGCTGCCATGAAATTTTTTACCAGATCTCGCTTTTTTATAAGCGTGATACATATTCCCATAATCTGTAACAATATCCTTATCCATTGGTACTCCTTTATATTTACCTCTGAGAGGAAGGTCCGTCTCCTTTTTGTATCTATTTCTCTGATTTCGGCTTGATGCCTACTCTGACTGTCTGTAATACAGAATGGGCGAACCCCGTTACTGTTGTTGTAGTTATTGTTGTTGATGTTACCGGACGGGGAAACAACCGCTTAACGGAAACGAACCTAAAAATGTATTTATCTTTTTCTATCCTTGGTTCTCCATGCAATAGCCATATATTTTACATCAGAAACCATCCTTGACCAGTTTCCCATACTAGCAGAATTTATAATCACGAGAGCATACGACATTTCTATATAAAAATTGAGCTCATCGCAATATGTAATTGCTTTTGTTTGCAGTTCAAGACGATCTCTTTTGTAATATTTAATATCTGTTCTATTGGCTTCAAATAACATTTCATAGATTTCCAACGATTTATTTTGCATCTTATCCACTAATGAAAATCTGAATTTCTTTGGATACCTATTAGCATTGCTTGTTACTTTTAAAGTATGCTTAGCAAGTTCTTTCGCTTTTTCAATTACCAGTAAATCTTCATCTGACATTTGTACTATTCCTCGGATTCAAAGATTGAAGAGGAGAAGATACAAACTGGGCGAACCCCGTTACCGTTGCAGTAGACATTGCCGTTGAAGTCACCGGACGGGGAAACAACCGCAAGCCACTTACCATCATTATTACAAGGTGTGCTGTCTGGTGTAAGTGTCCACCACCATCTCTCTGTATTTGGAAGAAGCTTTCTATATTTCCGGTATTCGTCCACAGAAATGAGTGAAACGAAATCTCTACAAGTGCCGTATTCAGTCTGACCATCTAATGAAAGTAAATCGCGCTCAAATTCAACCAGTGAATCCACTCCCAACTCATTCTCAATCTTTTTGCGAAGATCTGTGTTAAGCTCATTTCTCAAATCACTGCTTTTCCAGTCGTTGCAATCACTGTCAAATTTTCTGCTACATCCATAAAACTCATTGGAAATTACAAGATATCCTTTCTCGAGCTTGTCCAGTACCAGCCACTTAATCCCGGAAACATCAATTGTCTTTCCGATTTCCGGTTTCTGATATTTCTTTCTCAACTGTTCATATGCTTCATTTAGCTTTTCAAGATTTTCTCCAAATTTTTTTAATGTCATCGTATTAATCCTCCTCTACGCGAGATACAAAGATATTAGATTTTAAGATACAAAGTGGGCGAACCCCGTTACTGCGGACGTAGTTATAGTTGCCGAAGCCACCGGACGGGGAAACAACCGCTACTGAATATGGCCAATCTCTTTCCTCGGTACTCCAAGAGGTGCATGTCCAGTACCAATCCGGCAGGTCCTTGTTGACTAATAATTCATTGTATTTACGTCCCTCATCGAATGTTACTGGTCTTACCTTTGTCAGAAGCTTTCCAAAAACTTCCTGACCATCAACTGTTACTAATCCTGCTTCGTTTTCACAGATATTGTCTTCTCCGAACTCAGCGACAAATTCATTGAGAATTTCGCCATCGCACAGTTCTCTTAAAGAAGATTTTTTGTAATCAGTACAATCATCGTCAAATTCTTCATTTTTACGATATAATCCTTCTGTGATAACTACCGTGCAATCCGCCTTCTGCTCCAGAACAATGAATCTTCCGATGCCTGTATCAAACTTTCCACCAGCCGGGATATCTTTCAGCATCACCTTGTTTTTCTGCCCCTCTTCTTCGATTGCTGCTACCAGTTCTTTTGCTAACTTCAATACTTTATCCATGCTTCTTTTCCTCCATCATTTTTCTATCCATTTCATTCACAAACGCCACCGCTAATTCTTGTGCAAATGGCGAATTATACTTTTTGTAAAAATTATCAGCATCTGAAATTATCTTGTTAATGTATTCATCTGTGCTTTCAACGGTGGCATTTTCCTTGTATATATTCCAGAAGTCCTTGAAAAGCTCAAATTCTTCCGTACCGCTCTGTATATTCTTTCTAGCCATTCGTATCACCTAATCAAACGGAGTGGCGTCTTGAACCTCTCGAAAGCCTTTGGCAATATCTTTTAATGATTCATCTGTTTCCTTGAACATCATGTTATTGCCCTCAAAAATAATAACCTCTTTTATCAATGTTCCCTGTCGGTTCTTCTCAACCTTTAAGCCTTTCTTCTTGTCGTAGATATTCCATAGCATGATAATGATACTTGCGTCCTGCTCAATATCTCCAGCCTCTCTCAGTTCTCCCATTGTAGGTTCCTTATCCGTTCTCATTTCGCTTGCCCTATTCAGCTGTGACAATGCTATGATTGGTATATTTAGCTCCATAGCAAGTGCTTTTATCGCCTTTGATATAGCACCGACCTCACTTGCTCTGCTCTGATATCGAACATCGGTCCGCAAAAGCTGAATGTAATCAATGATGATGCAATCAAAATCCATATGCTTGCACTCATTTCTGATTTCCCCAACCGATACAGAACCACTTCTAAGGAATACAGGTGATTCTCTCAATTCTTCATTTGCCTTACTAAATTTTTCTTTCTCATCTCCAAGGAAGTTTCTGGCTCTCCGAAGTCTCGTAAGATCAATACCGCCTGTTCTGGACACCAAACGTTCATAGACCTGTTTATCGGACATCTCAAGGTTGTAGTACGCAACTCTTTTGTTCTGCTTAGCCAAATTCATTGAGATTTGAGTAACAAGCGCTGATTTACCAACTGCCGGACGCGCTGCAACAACAATCATATCTCCACCTTCCAGTCCGCCAAGAGCATCGTCCAGTCTGTCAAATCCTGTATACAACGGCTCAACTTCCGGTTCCTTGAAATACTTGCCCTGTTCTTCATCGACCACATCTTTGAGCGGTCGAATCTTTACAGTGTCGTTCGCTTTTAGGGCTTCCAGTTCTTGCATCAATTCGCCGATTTGATTATCAATCGTTCCAGCATTCAATACTGTCTGCGATAATGTTTTATTCAAACGCCTAGTCTTGTAATCAGCCACCAGTGCATTCGCGTAATTGCGAATCTTGTAAGCGTGAACATCTGGCATGATACCCTTAAGTTCTTCCACAATGTATTCCAGTGGCAGATTATCACTCTGCACTTTTTGAGCAATCTCAATCATGGAAATCTGCCGACCAGTATCATATGCTCGTAAAATTTCAACATACATGCTTTGGCAAAATGGATTGGCAAACATTTCCGGCTTCACCTGTTCGTATATTGTGCTCAAGGAATCGGGATCCACTAAAATCGCACATACAACTGACTTTTCAACCATATCACTCATCTGTCTGACGCTCCTCTTCTAAGTAATCAAGGAGTGATTGCCCCATGAGCGTGTCAAAATTCTTCCAGTACTGCTGATCGGGTTGCTCCCGTTCCTGTTGCCTGACATAATTTCTCACACCGATGTACATTTGCCGATTGGTCAACTTAACTCTTTCGCCGTTAATCATTCTTCCTTTTAACCATTGGCAATACAATTGATATGCTCTGGACTTTCCTCGTTTTTTCGGATAGATTGCGTAAATCTTTTCAAAATCCTCTTTTCGAGTATCTGTTTGCGCATGTTCTTCGCTTGTCGATGAACATATATTATTATCTATATCTTCTTCTATATCTATTGCGTTATCATGCGTTACCGTAACGTTACTGTCACAATCTGTTGAATTTTCCTGCAATAATTCCTGCTTTTTCCGGCTTCGATAGTTAGCTACTCTCTTCCTGGTCTGCTCTCGAATCTTATCCATTCCATCTACATTCTGATACTCTTCCCAATTGCTTATGAATAGCTGATCCCCGTCTCTGCAAATCATTCCAAAACTTTCAAGTGCTGCCAGCGCGACTTTAATTACGCTCTCTTCAAATCCGAGTTCATCACCCAACATCTTTTCTGTGTACGGGATATTTTCAGTCAAAAAAATCATTCCAGAAGCATTGCATTTACCAGCAAGGCTCAGAAGCATCACCCAAATGAGGATAATATTATTACCTTCCGGTAATTTCCGAATACGCTTAATCTTCCGATTATCAAACATATCGGTTGTGATTTTTACCCATTTTACGTCTGCCACCTAACTCACCTCTTCCTGGAGTAATTTAATTACCCTTGCACCTTGTTCAGAATTGTGGCAGAATACAAACTCAACCCCGTATTTTTTCTGCATGGTCATACAAGCCTTCATAAGGGTGACGCCTTTGGTTGCATTTGGATTCTTTTGAACACGCTTATATTTAGGTCTGCCACTGCTGTAATATCCGATAATCTCATTACTATTCTTCATTTCAAACAATCTTGGATTTTTCCACTTATGCAAATCTTCCAAGCGAGTAATTGTCGGATTGTATATGTCTTTTGTTCTGGTAAGATATCCACCAACATTCTGCACCAGCACATATAACTTAATTTCGTTATTTCGAGCCAAAATACATTCATCACGGAATCTTGCATGTTGCTTTCCACAAACATCTCCTACGAGTTCCTGGATGTCTTTCTTAGTGTCAACAGTCACATTGTATGTCCCAAGAAAGTCCATCTTTTTAACTGGAATGCCACGCTCTTTCTTTCGATTGATTACATCCATAACCTTATCATCGGCGATTATGTAATCTCCACAGGGAAGAGGCATATACAATACCTCTATCCCGTGATTTCTCCAGTAACGCTCTTTATCAAGATGCTTTCCTTTCTGTTGCCCCTTATCACTAATCAATATCAAATCACATCACCTACCTTAAGGCTTAACTAAATGGCAATTCTTCATCAATACCGTCTGGAATATTCATGAAGCCATCTGAGTTATCCGGAGCCGGTCCGCTTGGTTTCTGCTGATTCTGCTGACTCGTAGCTTTGCTCTCAGCAAATTCCTGTTCTTCCACTACAACGTCTGTTGTATATACCTTCTGTCCATCTTTGTTCGTGTAGCTTCCTGTCTGGATACGTCCGGTCACAACAACCTTTAAACCCTGTCGAAAATACTTTTCAGTAAACTCAGCACCTCTCCCAAACGCAACGCAATTTATAAAATCTGCTGTCGGGTCCCCGTCTCTTTTAAATCGTCTATCTACGGCCAGTGTGTATCTCGCAATTGTCATAGAATTTTCGCTCTGTGTGTATTTGATTTCTGGATCGCGTGTGAGGCGTCCCATAAGAATTACTTTATTAATAAGTCATTCCACCTTTCTCTATATCAAGCGTAAAATCGCTGATAATGCAAATAAAATTGAAGCTGTTAAAAACAAGCCTTTAGATACTTTGTCGCTTGCCATTCTAAAGCAAGAAAATTCCATTACTGCACATGCAGCATATATAATTACTGTATTCAATCGCAATTCCCTCCTAAAATGGTGTTAACCTAAATTCTTTCTCAGTGCCTTTTTCAGCAATCCAAATGTCCACATCTGAGTCAACCAGTTCGCTTATCTCGCTTCTGAAACGCTGTGGATTGCCATTTCCGGCACTTAAATGTATCAAGCCTATGCTTCTTAGGCTGTTACTGTTAATGCTCTGTACGAGCCTTTTACACGTTTGTAACTCTAAGTGTCCAGTTAATACGTGGTGGTTTTTAGAACCACTATCATCTGCACTAAGATAATCCTCAGAATAGTTGCATTCGATTAGTCCATAATTGATGTTCATTTTCGAGAAATTATAAGGACAATACTCTGCATCTGTGATGAATAAAACACGTCCTTCTGCCGTATCAATCAGCCATCCATCACACTCTGTCTCACCATGTGGTACATGGAACGGGATAACTGAAAAGCAACCAAGAAGATTCTTTCGTTTCATGCGCTGTAATCCGATTGTCTTCTCGCCCATAATTGTTTCAATATCTGACTGTACTTCATCTGATGTGTAAACTTTGATGCCGTACTGCATATATTGTTTGATAAAACCAACGTGATCAGAATGGACATGACTCGCAATACAACCAACTACTCTGGAAGTCTGATAATCAATAGCTTTCAGCATTTCCTTAGCCGGAACTCCGCATTCCAGGAGAAGAATATCTCCCCCCGAAATTAGAGCATAACCGTTACCGGAGCTCCCGGAACCAATCGTTTTAACTATCACCGAAAAACTCCCTCCTAACATCTACAACATCATATTTCTGTCCACGACCATCAAATGGCTTTTTATCTTTTGAACAATTAAACTGCCTACAAATTTCCGGCCGAACCGGATAGATTCTGCATTTCTCTTTTAACTTTGAATCGTCCATGAACGGACATGTCATATCAACAACTTCTTTTGCTACTGGGAATAAATGCTGATATTCCCTTACATTGTTGTCTTTGATATACTTATGGATTCTCGCAACTTCACGTTTAGTCATTGGTAAATAGTTCGAACAGCAAGCGCCACATTGAATACATTCACCGTCTTTTGTAAAGTCATATTTACCATTCTTCATGTCAGAAATGGCATCTTCTAAGTTTTTCATTTGAACTACCATGGCTACTCCTTTGCAAATTCCTGCGTTTCCACTTCAACAGCTTCAGCTACTACAGCTTCATCTTCAACTACAAATTCCTGTGAGTTTTCGTTCTGCGCAATCTCTTCCTGTGATGCTTTGTATGTTTCATCCAGCTGTAATAATGAATTTGATGCCATACTGTTGAGATTCTTTGGAAACTTCTTAATCGCATTATTACGCATCTTGCGGACAATCATTGCTTCCGGCGTATCAAGCCAAGCTGCACTAATATATGGTTTTGCAACCTCACAATTCAGAATGTCTTCCAGTGTCTCACACTCACGAATAGCAGATAAAATTTCAGCTTTTTTAACCTTGATTTCCTCTTTCTGCTTTGGTGTGGCTTTGTATCTATCAGCACAAATTCCAAATGTTTCATTCAGCATATTGTTTTTGATATGAGCGATCAAATTTGTTCTTACTGGTTCTCTTTCGGCAATCAAGTAATCAACCGAGCCGTCTTTCAATTTGATTGGATATACCACGCGAACGGTCTTGTCTGATAATCCCTTAGGTGTCCATTCTGCTGGTTCTACATTAATTCCACGTCTGCGAGGATATGTAAAATCATCACCTTCTTTTACAAGCCACACTGGATAAACAGTATCAATTCCGTTTCCAAACTGCCTTAAAAGCGCATCGTTTCCGTCACCCTCGACACCCATTTCAACCATTTTTACCCACTGACCGCCAACTTGCTTGCTTCTGAGCTGGAAGAAAACCTCTCTCGGCATCGCATTGGCATTAAGTTTAAGGCTTGCACACTGAGCAACAACCTCTCTCAGATTGGAAGTATTAAGGTTATTCATATCTACCTTGTCTGTATTCTGAACTAACTGGAATATAGCTCCCATTGCGTTCATTGCACACTGTTTGGAATATTCATCGTACTGAACGCCATTCTGCTCGAAATCTCTTGAAACAAGTCCGGTGATCGTATTAGTCCACTGGCTCAAACCAGTGGTAAATTCTTGCTTCTGAGCCACTTCATTCTTTTCTGCCATCTACACTTCCTCCACTTTTCCGTCAATTTCTTTGATTTTGTCCCTGTATGAGGCAACTTCCTCCTCCGGCACATTAATCTCTGTTACAACCGCTGTGGTTCCACGGACAGACACCTCATCTCCAATTCTTATATTGTCGGAACTTTCATATGTATACGCTCTTCCAACTGGAGAAACGTCTTTAAGAAATCTCACTTTAATAAACATTGCAGCGCCTCCTAAAACTTCAAAAAATCATTAAGGAAATTAGCAAATGCGCTCTTTCCAGTTGGCTCTTCTGATTTGAATTCTGGTGCTAATTTCTCTTCCTGCTTTGGCTCTGACTCAACTTTTTCATCTTCTTCGCTGAGTTTCTTCGCTAATTCCTTAAAAAGATTATCAAGACCTGCTGAAAGGTTTTCTTTTACAAGTTTTAGTCTCTCTTCTTCTGCCATTTTGGAATTTGCAATAAGTTCATCGAACTTTGCGTTTGCTTCATCTTCTCCAAGACGCTCAACTAACATCTCTCTAAAGCATCTGCAAAGCACCTCAAATTCAACAGTTAATTTAAAAGAATCACCTTTTGCACTAAAATTTCCCTCTTCAATTTTAATCATCTTATTTGTCCTCACTTTCTACTTTGAATTCCTGATTATCCACTCTTTTGAGAAGAATCAACTGATTATCCATTTCAGGAATATATATTTCATTAAGTTCTCCTGCACGGTCGATAAATATTGGACACCTGACTCCAAATTTCTCGGAGAAAGTATTAATAATATCTAAGCCTGCAACAATTTCATGGCCGTCATTTACATCTGAATGTCCAACACCCTTTACTGTGCATGTGCAAGTCTCTTTCAAGCCTCCATTGATTTGCACATCAAAGAGCTTGAATGAAACAATCTTGAACATTTCATTGATTTTCTCTGAGATCATATTCATTTTTGCCCTGATAAAATCTTCCACAAGGTCAATCATCTGCTCTTGTTCGGCGATTTTCTGTCCGACTTCTTTCTGTTCAGCCTCAAGTTCTGCGATACGTTCCTTTACTTTGGAATTGTCTGCTGCCACAATCTTTCCAGCAATCTCCGCAATTTCGTCTTTCAGAACCGCTTTTTTTGCTTCAAGTTCTGTTTTTCCGGTAGATTCAGCACTCATAACTTCGATCTCTTTTTCAAGTACCGAGATTTTCTCGATAGTTGCCAAGTATTCAGTATTCTCAGAAATATCAGCTTTAGTTGGGAATTTCCCCAGCTCAGCTTTGGCAATGTCATATTTTTTCTGAGCATCAGCTAACTGAATATTCAACTCGTCCATTTTCTTGTGAAGTTCAGTTTCATTTGTCTTGAGCTTATCCCTGGAAGCAGCAGCTTCTTTACCGTCTTTCTCGATCTGTTCTAATTTCTTTGCCCTAGCCTCTTCGAATTTAGCCTTGTCCTCACTGTACTTGTTCTGATGTAACTCAACACTGGCTTCATAATCATCCAATATCTTTTTCTTCACATCTTCAGCAAGCTCACGACCACATGTCGGACAAATAGTTGCTCTTTCCGGCAACGGATCCAGCGGAACAAACTCAGGAAATGTCTTTGTTTTTTCAGAGCGCCACTCCACAAGTAATCGGTCTTTTTCGCGCTCCTGCGCTTCATACTTGTTATGAACAGTCTTGATTACATCAGAAAGACTTCCAATTTCACGCTTTACATTTGATAGCTCTCGATCTCTCGCATTCAGATTATCTCGAACGATTTTTGACTTATCAAAGAGCTTCTGATTCTCTTCATTCTGAATTTCAGAAATATGAAACTTAAGATTGAGAATCTCTTCACGCTTCTTATTGATTTCTTCAAGTTTTCCGGTACCACCAGAAATTTCATCTTCGACTTTCTGCAATGCTACTTCTTTTGCTGCCTTTTCAACTTCCAGTGCTCCAACATCTGCAATTACAAGCTGTTTAGACACTTCATCAATGCGTGCCGGAATCTCAACCATATCTTTATTGTAAATATTTTTTGCTTTGGTATATTTCTTTAAGATATCATCGGTATTCGCAATCTTAAGTTCTGGAATTAACTTGAGGTATTTTTCACCAAATGCTTCAGCAATCCCAATATCTGATACATCTCCAACAAACTGCATCAATATATCTCTCTGCTCTTTCCAAGGCAAAGAAGTGAATGCTGTCGGGTTACTAATCAACGGGAAAACCTCTTCATTAACAATCCCTGATATAAATTCTTTAAATTCTTTCTGAGACTTTGGATATCCATTGATGTCAAACTCATTAACATTCCCCTGGAATTCCCGTGTATCCGTCCCTCGCTTTTTTACCCATTTTTGCTTCTGGGTTTTACGTAATTTGTATTCGTCATTATCAACTGAAATTGTGGCTTCCACCGAAATTTCAATGTTGTTAATTGTCTCACCGCTTTCTGTCAGTGGACGTACAGCAAAATTAGTTACGCCCTTTGAATTCTTATCGAACAGTAGCCAGAGATAAGCGTCAAATACTGTACTTTTCCCAACACCGTTATCACCGGTAATCCTTGTCGTCTGACCAAACTCTATAACCCTATCCTTACATCCTTTAAAATTTTGGATATGCATGGACAGCAATTTAATCTGCTTCACCTGTAATCGTCCTCCTTGTTTTATCAATAATTTTTCTATCTGAACTGTCCTTTTTAACGATATGTAAGTACAAATCATCTTCGAACAGATTCATCCACTCATTCGGATTCAATCCGAGTTCACCAAGCAACTTTTTATTTGCCAGTGTTAATTTTTTTGGTTGCTTCATAAGCCCTCCTGTGTTAATATGAAATTGGTAATTTTTTGATTTTGCGCGTTTTGGAAAACTCCTTTTTCCGAGCGCGCGTTTTTAATCTGCAAGCGCATATATCTTACCCAACTGTTCCGGTGTATGTATCGGAGCTGTATCACTAGTAGTCCAGCCGATCAAGTAAGATATTCTCATACCCCAGTCATGCCCTTTCTGTTTTTCATCTTCCATCTTGATTTTGAGAGTGTTATACTCCAAGTCAAAATCCTTATCGGTCATTAATACGGGAATTTCTTTCATTACACCCATGCTTAGTTCTCCTTTCTACATAATTGATATTCGACACATAATCACAAAGGCTGTAGCCAGTGCCAGTATTCCAATGACAAGTATCATACTTTTATATGTAAGGACCTCATGCTCTCTTTCAAGCTGATGTGCTCTGCGCCGTTTCTCAAGTGGCGTATCTGATTTCAGTTCTACGTACTCCATCCCGTCTCCTTTCCTGTTCCTTTGTCTGCGGTTTATAATCAATACATGGATATTCACGGCTACGTTCCATGCAGTGATTTTTCATACTGCAAGTGCTACAACTTATCTCCGCTTCAATCATCCGGCAATCCTCTATTTCTCCGGAAGCTTTGAAACCATAAGAGATAAGTCGATCTTTTCTTGATTTTTGATTGCCTTATTCAAGTCATCAACAGTATTGATTCCGAGTTTCTTCAACTCAGCTTCTATTCTTTTGAGTTTTTCGTCCATAAAGCTTCCCCTTTCTGCTATAATGAATAAAAACATTTGCGAGGTATCGTCATGTCCAAAGAAGAATTAGTTATCCTTAAATACATCAATGAATACAAACAACTTTCAACTCAACAGATTTATGACCATTTTCATAAAATCAATAAAATCAAAAGACTGTTTTTCCAAAAACGCTCTGCCGAAAAATACTCTGATAATTCCATAAATGGTTGCCTTTGGTATCTCGAAGTTAATCACGATTACATACGTGAAAGCAAAGACGGGACCACTATTACAATTACCGACAAAGGTGAAATTGAAGCTTATAGCTATATCATCGAATGCCATGAAATATGGAAGAATCGTATTTACGGATTTCTCTTCGGTGTGACTACAACACTTATTGGTGTTTTTGCTACATATCTCATAGAGCTGTTACAATGCGTAAAATAAGCATTGTTCCTATCCAGCCGATTAAGTAGAATATCCAAAAGTCACTATCTTTCTTCATTCTCGTTCCTTGTCCAATCTGGAATAAATCCTTTTACCGCATCTCGATTCTGAAATATTGGTTATTTTAAGAGCGGTCGTCTTTGCTGCATTGCATAATGCATTCAGCGCCATAATCTCGATCCCAAGTCTCTTCTCTACATCGTAATTACCAGATTCTCTAAGATTCTGAATATCTTCATAAACCTGATCACATAATGTATTGATTTTCTCGACCATGCTTTCTCCTTTCTACACTGCCAAACACATCTGAGCATTTTCAGCGTCAATCTCTTCTTTTAGATACATCGGTAGAATATAGTCTTCGATAATCTTCACAGCCAAATCACACTGATTACGTTTGATTGCCTTGTAGGTGTTTACGCCAAACTCTCTTCTAAGTTGCGCGTCTACATCACTGTATACCTTGTGCATTAAGCTCTTGTTCTTATAAGCCGGTGCGTTCTTACCACCCATCAGTGGAACTACTTTCTGATTCTTCGCTCTTGTGATTCTCTGGCATTCCAGTGCTAGCAATGGCATGTCTGCCTTAAACTCCTGCAAGTCCTTATCTACCTTGTCAATTCTCTCTGTTAGTTCCACATTGCCTTGAGCAAGTAACTGAATCTTCTGGTCGGTTGTCATTGGCTTCTGATAAGCACCAGTCTTTCTGATTGCAGGAAGCACTTCCGATGTAACCCAGTGTTTGAATCTCTTGGCTGATTCCAACTTACTTCCGAAGATTAAAGCGTATAAACCGGATTCGTTGATAATGGTTAAATCCTGCTTCCCGCCAAGGGTGTCACATTTTGTTACTCCCTTGTCATCGTCATGGACATGATCTGAAAGTGCTTTTCTTGAATTTGAATACCCAAGTGCTTCTGCTACATCTTTCCCAACAAACCAAGGTTCGTTCTCGATTGTTACTGTTCTGATATCACCGAACTCTTCATTGTTATAAATTTGTAATTCGCCCATTTTCTCTCCTTTCTTTCGTAATACTAGCTTTTAGCTAGCATTTACTGGAAAATAAAAAGCGTCCATAGAACACTCAAATAAATTTGCCAGCATTATCAGTTGCATTGCATCTGGAAAACTTTCATAATTTTCCCATTTCATATATGTATTCCTAGATACACCAATTTTTTCGGCAACTTCCTGTTGTGTATATCCTTTTGCGACTCTAAATGACTTTATAGGAAGTTTGTTAGCCAACGTCATATACTCGCCTCCATTCTATATATTGTGTTTTGTATTTTTCTTGACTACATGTTGTATTATACTAGCTTTAAGCTAGCGTGTCAATGCTTTTTGCTAACTTTTTTTAACTTTTAGATTGCTTTTTGCTAGCTTTTGGTTTATACTTCATATTAACAAGGAGGTAACAAAATGGGATCGTTAGATAACGAAGAATTAAAAACTATTTTTTCCAAAAACATATTATATTGGTTGGCTCAAAGAGGTAAAACGCAAGCTGATTTATATAAAAGAATGGAAGTATCGTCTGCGACTGCATCTGATTGGTGTAATGGGAAAAAATTGCCAAGAACTGATAAGTTGGTTGATATAGCTTCATGGCTAATGATTGAGCTTTCAGATTTATTAGAAACTAAAGATTATTCTGAAACTCCTAGTACTGAGAATCAAATAGCATTCCGACTAAAAGATGATGAAAGATTCCGAAGCATCGTAACTTTGATTTACAATGCCTCGGATAAAGAATTAGATAAAATTGAGGATTATATTAACCTCGTAGTTGGGAACAATTAAAATCCCTTACACATTTTTTGAATAATGTAATATAAGGACTCCAGTAAACGCTTATCAGAAATCCTCTTTACGTATTCAATAATAATGTTTTTGTAATCCTGTTCGTCCATATGCTATGTACCTCCCGTTCTAGCAGAACGCATGTTCGAAAATTCCTTAAAGCAATCATACATCAATCGGATGTAAAATGCAATGATGATTTTCGACAGGTTCTCGCCCATTTCTATAATTATAGACACGGGAGGTTGCAAAAACTTATGGAAAAATAAGGAATCGTCCCATATATGGGACATTTACTTGTAATCAGACTCAAAAAAGTCTGATATGCGAACATGAAGAGCTATAGCAAGCTTCTCAAGTGTTTCCAATGTTGGAGATGTTTCTTCGTTCGCAATACGATGAATTGTTGATTTAGACACGCCAGACATTCTTTCAAGCTGGCGGTCAGAAATATTTCTTTCGTACATGATTTGAGATAATAGTATTTTCATGATACTAGTATCTGTAAAATAAAAGAAATTATATCTGGAATATATTGGTATAAAGGAATGAACATATGAAAAATAAGGTGTTAAAATTTTTATTTCCAATCCCGACAATAGTGATTACAGCATTATGGTATATTGCATCACTACTATCCGTTGGCTTTGCTGGTTCACTGCTTCTATTGGTAACGTTCTTTATATTAGTTGCATTGCCATTAGATCTCATTATTTGGATTGCAAAGAAGAGTATAGATTATTTCAAGCGTCCAAAAACAGAAATACGAGAAGTTGTAAAAGTCAAATGTCCCAATTGCGGTAAGTTATTAGGTGCGGATTATCTGTTTTGTACTTCATGTGGATATTCATTAACCAAACCAGCAACGTCAGTTCCTAAACCCATTGAAACAAAAACGCAACCTATTGCTCAAAAACCAAAAGTTGAAGAAAAACCAGTGGGAATAATGGAAAGCGAGTTAGCTCCTGGCTTAGAAAGATTTGCTGAGAAATGTGTTGCTTATTGCGAACTGGATAAAAACCAAAATCCAAAAACGCCAGAATTTGAAGGGAATTTTAGATTTGATGATAAGAGGTTCAATAATCTAGAAGAAGATGTAGATATTAAGCATGAAATATCTCCAGATACAATACGCAAGATTGGAGACATCATACTTGCCACGTACAAATATTACGATGTTGCTGTGCGAATAGCAGATATTCGTATGACAAGAACTTATGTTATATATTGTTTAGTTCCTATTCCAGGCGTTAAAAAGGATGCTGTATGCAATTTGCAAACGGAACTATCCATTGCATTAAGAACAGATGTATTTATGAATGTCGTGTATGAAAAAGGATATATCGGTTTATTTATTGCAACAGATTATTGCAGACGTTTTAAATCTATTTAGTACAAATATAATCGCGAAAGCGTTTATATAAAATTACTTAAACTTACCCAATATTCAGAAAGGACATACTATGAAAAAGAAGTTATTAATATCAATAATAGGATTAAGTATGGCTGCATCTTTAATTGGATGTCAGAAAAATAATTCCACCAATGAAAAAGAATCTCAAAATGTCTCAACAGCACAGGAAGAAGAAAAGACTAAATCAGAAAACAACAGTGATTCAGAAAAACCAGATGATGAATTATCTCAAGCTGAATGGATGGAGAAATATGGTGGTGAAGAGGGAAAAGAGCTTGGATATACTATTGTAGATAAAATTAATATGACTTACGAAGATAAGACTATCGCATATGATCACATTGAAAAATACACAAAAGATACTGGAGAACAGATTTTACTTGTTTATTTTGATTTCACCAATAATTCATCAGAAGAATGTTCAGTATCATCTTTCTTCAATTTTATCGCGCTTCAAAACGATGAAGTAATTAATTTATATTCTTACAATATTTACAACGACGAAATTGACGAATGTATAGATAACATTGTTAATCAGATTCCTAGTGGTAGCACTGTAAAAGTAGCTCAGATATTGGAATTAAACGATTGGACATCACCGGTAAAAATAAGAGTTAATGATGCAAATGCTTTTAATCAAGATATGACAAAACAGCAAATGCAACAACAAGAAATTAATATCCAATAATTAAAAAGCCCCGATGCTACCAACACCGGAGCCAATTGGCACTATCTGGAAGATAATACCAAATCCCGCAAATTTAGTTTATCATCTTCCAGGCAGTCACGCAAGCGGAACGAATGTTCTTTGCTGGCTGTTATTTTTATACTCGTTTTTAAGGAGGAATGATATTTATGGCAGAACAAAATGAGAAAATCGTAGCGCTCTACGTCCGTGTATCAACTGGATACCAAGTAGATAAAGACTCTCTCCCATTCCAGAAGAAAGAACTGAAAGCCTATTGCGAACACGTACTGCACATTGACAAGAATCGCATAGAAATATTCGAAGATGCCGGAAAGTCCGGTAAGAATACAAAGCGTCCGGCATTTGAACGAATGATGGGAAAAGTAAAGTCAGGACAAGTCTCTCATGTGATCGTATACAAGATTGACCGAATCTCACGAAACCTTGTAGACTTCTCTCTTATGTATGATGATTTCAAATACAACAACGTAACCTTTATCTCGCTGAACGAGCAATTTGATACCTCTAGCGCAATTGGCGAAGCTATCCTTAAGATTATCCTAGTGTTTGCAGAATTGGAGCGTAAGCTCACGTCAGAGCGTGTCACAGACGTTATGATTGGTCGGGCACAGAACGGACAATGGAATGGTGCGCGCGTTCCGTATGGCTGGGATTGGGATGAAGAAAAACAATGTCCTGTGCATTCCAAGAAAGAAGCTCAGTACGCCATTGCTATGTATGAAATGTATCTTAATGGAGGTTCAACGGTTTCAATTCGAGATTACAATAACGCACATAACATTCCAACCAAGCGCGGTGGCGAATGGACATCTAAGACTGTTGCTGACTTCTTAAGGAATCCAATAAATAAAGGTGCATACCGGTATAATTACAGAGAAAGCGCTAGGGGACGTAAAAAACCAAATGAAGAAGTTGTTTTCATTGAAAATGCATTTCCACCATTGGTAGAACCTAGAATATGGGAACTAGTCAACAAACGCATGGATGAAAATACTTTAAAACTAAATACATCCTCTATGCATACAATTCGTAAAAACTGTAACGTGTTTGCCGGATTAATTGTCTGTGGAAAATGTGGAGTTAACTACCAAGTAACAGCAAAAGACCGCCGTAAAGGAAGTGGATTTAGACCATCCTCTTATACATGTACTGGAAAGTATCAAAAGAATCATTGCGACAACTTAAACGTCAGTGATGTGAAGATAGGTCCGTTCATGATTAACTACATAGCTGCTATGGTTGACGCATCTAAAAGTCGAAAATTTATAAAAGATACTAAGTCATTAGAACAAGTACTGCTCTCCCATATCAGCTTTTCAAATATAGTCGGGATTGCGAATGACAGTCTACAAGAGACATTGGAGTTAATATCCGGTTATAGCGCTTCTAAGAGCGCTCTATGGTCTGCTGAAACATTATCCAAAGAACAACAGACTGACGTTGATTCCAAGCAATCTGAGCTGAATGAGAGGTTACAGAAAGTAAATCGTGCTATGGAACGATTAAAAAAAGTATATCTCTTTAGTGATGACGGAATGGACGAAAAGGAATTTCTTGAAATGAAATCGTCATTAGAAGCTGACAGAGTAAAGATTGAAAATGAAATTAAGGGACTAAGCACGCCAATTGCAACCAATGTAGATCAAGTTGCATTTATTAAGTCGGCATCTGAATTTCTGTTGATGCATAAAATAAACAGTGGAGAATTTGTTGACTACAAAGAACTTGCCACGCTTGATGAAGAATCCTTAAAACAATTCATGAATTCTGTAATTGATCATATCGTAGTCAGAGAACGCAAGATTGTAGAAATTGTATTCATCAATGGTCTTTCCCATACGTTACTCTACAAATAAAAACAACCCCGTAAGCGCTGAGTTTACGGGGTTTATTGATTATGACGTCATACATATCAAATTCTTTGTTACCGAGTGCATCTGACACCCAAAGGTTGTGACGCAGAAAGTCATCGGCCTTCCTGCTTCTTCTGCTTCTTTTCTTACGTATTCTTTCGCTTTTTCTATGAAATAATATTGTCTTTCCGGTTCCTTATGCGGTGCAGGATCAGACAAATTGATTCCTGATGTTATCGTATTCATAATCAATCCCTTTCAACGTATCTGTAATAGATGTTTTTGTGATTTCGCGGTCTTCGCATAGTGCGTCCAGCGATGGATATTTATCTCTGAGTTCTGTATTGATCACGCTAAGAAGCATGACTGGATCTTTTGGTAATTCCAT